NTTTTCTAAAGCAGTCTGTTCAACTCCGTTTTTATACCAGTAAGTTTCATTCATTGCTTGAGGATCAGAATCTGGATCAGTCCAATTAAAATCTCCAATCAAACTATCTCCAGTAAGATTCAAACCAGAACTTGAACTGATATTTATATTATCCACGACTGGTTGTTGATTTGACAATGTAATTGTTAGATTATTCCCCATCCAAAATCCAGCACATTCATTTGTATCATCACAGGTGCTAATCTTTGCACTATAAACTCCTGCTGACAGACTATGGCTCAAATTCCAATGCCTCTGGGATGTGTTGCTGACTGTATTATGAATAGTATCCACCAAAACTCCATCTCTATACCATTCAATGGTTTCATTCTGGAAAGCATCTCCTTCAGCATCTGTATATAAATAAGGGACACTAATATTGGCCACTGTATCAAAAATTACATCATTTATGTTTTGGTCTTGTAAAACAACATTATCCATAATAATTCTTGAATAAATCCCAGCAGTATTAAAACTCATCCAATGAATTTTGACTAACTGAGCTGTGCTGTTGTCACAGTGTATTTCATAATCCTGCCCATTATTACTTTGCCAAAACTGAAATTTTCCACCACTCTGATTTATAATAAACCAATACCATTGACTAGCATTAAATGGTGTTGCTGGAGTGCAAGCAACAGGCGGATTAAAAGCCCATAAGTCATTGTTGTTATTGTAACCTATATCATAATAAGTTCCACCCCATGGTTTGTGATCAAGAAGGTACATACCAAAATTTCCATTATCAATATTCTCATTTAACATCTTAAAACTAAGACTGAAATTGGTCGCATACCAAGTAGAATTCTCAGTCCATTGAATACCACCCTGCCTGTTAAGACTAGTTGAATTTACTGTGTCATTAAATGTTGTCCAGAATCCACCATCGTAACCAACTGTAGTCTCCCATAAAGCCGTAGTTACATTTGGAATACCAAAACTATATCCATCAAAATTATCCACAAAATATTTATCTTCTTTAACCATTAAACCGTGAGGAATCTCGCCACCTCCAGCCTCCCAAAAAGGATGATTAATATAATCTTCTCCGTCTTTAGAAATTTTAGTTCCATATTCAATTATATCATCAGAATTGAATTTTTCTACTGTAATTCCAAATTTCTCACAATCATCTGAATAAATTAATTTAGATTCTGGAGTATAATAATACCATCTTCCATCAATTTCTTTCATTAGTTTAAAATCTTTAACCGATTTATCTGGGAATACAGCATCAAGAGAACTAACCAAGTCTAATTCTATACCAAAGATGTTACAAACTTCAAAAGTTGTAAAAGAATATTTATAATGATTGAATCCAGAAACTTTCTGATTAAGTTCTTCATAAGTTAATCCTTCAGGAGCCATTCTTTTAGAAGTAGCTTTATTTGTGGTCCAAACAGTCGGTGCATTTGATACACATACTGATATATTTTCTTGCAATTCTTCATCCCAAAATTCTCTTGTTTGATTACATTGCAAACCCATACCATATTCTTCAAACTTAATCATATCATAACCTGTTAATTCTCCAGTTCCCAAATCAGGACTTCTAAAATCAACTTGTTCCATCTTACGACATTTAGCATCAGGCACTCCATAACTCGAAAGTTCAGAACACCAAAGCGTTTTAGGTTTACCATCAACAAATTCAACAGGACACATATAACGATATTTTATCAAAGTTGGCTCCCAAGCATATCTAACTCCATCCTTTGTGCAAATATCAGAATAAATAGTTGGAACAAGTTCATAAACTCCAACTCCACCAACTGCAAGAATTAAAATAACAACTCCTGCAATAGTCTTCCAATATTCTGTAACAGCCATTTTCAACAAATCCTAACTTCTGAAGTATCCCCCACAATTATAATACAAGTTTCATTATCATAAATTCGATGGTTTAAATCATTGCTAAAAGTAACATTGCTAGCGTTCAATAAACTATAAGCGTTTGCATCAACATCACTTGAAAAACTGTTTGAAATAAATCCAACATCATTTGTGAAATTGCTTAAATCTGTATAACCCCTGTTTCCTAAATTATCTGTGAAGTTAGTTAAGTGAGTAAGTCCAAGATCATTAGTGAAATTGCTTAAATCTGTATATCCTCTATCTCCTAGATCATCAGTAAAATTAGTAAGCCTATCAAATCCTCTATCTCCTAGATCATCAGAGAAATTGCTTAAAGAATCATAAGAATCATCTAAGACTAAACGATTATTTTGATAAAAGTTTCCTGTAATATTTACATCAGTAAAATTTTTAATTTTATAAATGCCCCTTCCTTCAACGTCTCCGCTAGGAATAAAATCAATAGCAACAACAATAGCTGCAATTATAAAAAAAGCAAAAAGGATCATTAAAGTTTTTTGAATTTTCATCATTATCGCCTCATGTAAAATACTCCACATAAATATAATCAGCATCAAAGATATTCTTGTTTGTAAAAGTTACAGTCGAACTAGTAGCTAAATGACTTATTGTCAAATCAGTTGAATGAATTAAAGCTCCGCCAACAAAAACTTTAAAACCAGCACTTTGACTAAGACTAGTATTAGCCAATGTTAAAACCCTGCCAGTAGCTCCCTCACTTCCACTACAATCACTCCCTCTCTTATTTTCTGAATTACCAACATAACTCCTACTTTTTTGATCAGTAACCATGTCATTCCAATCAGAACTAAGAAAATCATCTTCCGCTTGTTTTGTATCATCCCATGCCATAATATCACCTTAACTAACATATATTGCAGGTCTTGGCCTGATAGTTTTTCTCCTCATATCTCTTTCTTTCAAAATCTTTTCTGTGCTTTCTCGCCAATGAGTATAAGGAACTCCTTTAACAACACTTAACTCTCCAAGAGAGTAACTAGCGTTAAAAGTATAAGTTGATCCTATCGCATTAATAGCCACAGCAAGAGCTGCTTCTAATTCCATATATCTTTTAATAAAAGCAGGAATCTCCATTTTAACAACAGTAGATCCACTTTCATGAGCTTGAACAAGTTCATCAACTGTAAGACTTGAACTTCCTACAACTGTAATTTGAGCTATTTCTTTGTTTCCATCCATTCCATAAACATCAACCCAATTACCAACTGCAAAACCGCTTACGCTACTTACTGAAATTTCAACACTAGTTCCTGCAGTTGTAGCTGCCGTGCTAGTTGTGTTTGTAGAACTTTCTTTAACCATGCCATAAATGTATTTAATCCAAGTATCTTTTCTTTTGCTTATAAAAGTGCTAGTTTCAGCGTCTTCATTTAAAGAGATTTTTCCACTTTCCCTATAAATATCTAAATAAGCTGGAGTAATAGTTGTAGCATTTGTTTTTAAACTTCTAACAGACAATACTGGATTTTTTTCTGTAAAAACTCTTAAACTTCCACTTCCATCTAAATGGTCTATTCTTTCAGTTGGAGTGAATTTTGTGTTAAGCCATCTTTCCATCTCATCTTCAACTAAAGCAATAAAACTAGTAATATACTCATTACTGATTAGACTAGATGGAGCACCACTGGCTCTTCTCACATCATCAACAGTTATGTAAGTCATTTAAACACCAAAAGCAATCTTGATTAATAATACAATACAAGCACTAAGAATTGTAGATACGCTAGTAATCCCAATGCCTATACCCCACATTTTGTTTCTAAACGCAGTATTTTTTTTAATCTCTGGCTTAATCTCTTTAAGAGTTGCTTGGATATTATCGATCCCAATTTTTAAAGTTGCATGAGTTACTCTCATTTCTTTTTGCCTTTTTTCTTAGATTTTTTCTTTCGGCCTGGACTTTTCCTTTTAGGATCATGGCTATAATTTCTCTTACCATCATCTGTTAAATCTTTTTTAACATCTTCAAGCTTCTCTTCAACTTCTTCTTTTTTCTTTTCTTTTTCTTTTTTCACAACTTCAAGCTTGTGATGAAGACCAACAGACTTTGGCAAATTCTTAATCTCATCAGGTTTCATAGAAACAAACTTAAAACCTTTTTCTTCCTTAACCCTAACCAAAAAGTCTTTTCCTTTATTGTTTTTAAATAACATTTTTTTTCACCTCAATTTATAATTTTTCCAATAAACTCATGGTCTAAATGAACAACTTTTTGCTCAACTGGTTTATTGTATTTATCATTAAAAGTTTTTTTAGCATGCTCTTTGACAGCCTCATTAAAATCAGCTTCATCAGGAAGTGGCTTGTCAAAAGACATTTCAACATCTTCAACTATGTTTCTACCTGCTTCTAATTCAAAATTAAAAGCATAAGTAATCATCCAAGAATTTTCTAATTCAACAGCTTTCTTAATTTTAATATCTCCTAATTCTGGCTGAGAAACTTCAATAGTAAACATTGGAACTTCAACTTCTTTAATGACAGTTTCAACAACTGTTTCAGGCTCAATCTTTAATTCATAATCTACTTTTTTCCAATAAGGTTCAACCAAACATCTAGTTCCTTCAGTCTTATTTTCATAAGTGTAACAAGTTTTTCCTGAATCACTCAAACTTAAACATTGAGGTTTGACAGTATTTGTGGCTTCACAAAAATAAGCAAATTGTGGTTCTTCTTCAAGAAACTCGTTTAAGCCCATTCCACCAGCAAAAATTAAACTTCCAGCTAGTAAGATTAAAGCTGCTATTCCCATCGTTTTGTTTTCTACCATTTTAATGTGTCCTCGAAATACTAATTGTATTAGTGTCAGCATGCGTTCCTAAATCAGTCCAAGATTTTAGACTGATTGTTGTTACATCAGTTGCCCATTGTAGAGTAACATTTTGTGTTGCATTTAGTTCTCCTTCGATTGTATGATGCATCGTCCCTATTTTATTTTGCATGGTTGTATCTTTTTGCATTAAACTGCCTGGAATTTCAACATCATTGTTAGCTAATCTCATTGCAATATATCCACTTGGACTAGCATCAGAATCAATATAGCTTACAGAAAAATGAATTCTATAAATTCCACTTGTATCTATTGTAAAGGCTGCATTGTTAGGATTTGTGTAATCGTGGCTTATTCCTTCTCCACTCATTTCTTCAGAAGCAAAAGTTGCATTAGCCCAAATGTTAGCACCTGGATTTGTTATGTTTAAGTGGTCATGTGCGAAAGCATAAGTTTTAACAAAAACATTATCGGCAGTTATATTTCCTTCATTTGCTTGATTGATTCCTGTTAATGAACTAACTAATTCATCGCCGAATCTGCATTGATAAGCATCTGCATCTGTTTCATTATAATAGCATTGATAGTTTTGATCTAGACCATAGATAGAACCTGAATCTGTATCTTCTCCAAAATAAACAGCTCTTATTTCATTAGCTGCTCCACCTAAATCATGTGTGTTCCCAGTATTTGGTCTAAAATAAGTTGTTCCAAATGTCCATTTTGTTAATCCAGCTAGTCTTACTGCCAAATCACCTGAACCAAGATTTATATAGCCACTAGCAGTATCATGCCAGATACTTATAAAATCATCAGCCCCTTGTGCATCATCCCAAATCTTCAACATTGGCGTCATTATGTTTGTTTCTCCACTTGTTTGATTCCAAATCAAATCAGAAGTATTCCAATACATTGAACTGTCCACTCCATTTCCGAATGATACATAAACACCATCAGAGAATAAGGCATCACTATCAAAATAGCTTGCTCCATCAACTTCAAGTTTTCCGCTTACAAACAAATCATCATTTGTTGTAAGACTATGACTATCATCTCCAGCATCTCCAATCCCAACATTATCAGAATTTCCTATAATCCTATTTACTGCAGTTAGATTGCCTCCTCCAAAATCAAGACCTCCTGCATAAGTAGTTGTTCCGTTTACACTCATATTATAATTAACAACAAGATTTCCTAAGTTAGTAGTAGAAATTCCCATTGCAAGAAAAGAGGCACATATTAAGAAAACTATTGATATAAGTAGAATGTTTAATTTTTTCATAGTATCACCTTCATAAAGTTTGATCTGATTGGGGTGCTCCAGTAAGTCCCATATCACCAGTAGTTTTATTCACGTTAAATAATTTAGTGTCCCCACTAGCGACTGTAATTTTTGTTCCATCATCAGTGGCTTTAAGTATTGATCTATTTAAGCAGACTACCATTTTAGATCTTCCTCAAAAGTGTATAACTTACTTGCAATGTCCCAGTTGGAGTTCCACCATTTTTAAGCTCATAAAGTTTCACAAGAGGAACTGCTTCCACATCCAAGACAATATAAGCTTTAGCACTTGCTGTTAAATAAAACCTTTCCGCAGTTCTAACTGCATCAGCTGCTGTGCTCCATTCCATAAATTGATGTTCATCACCACTTGGCAATGCTAAAAACTTAGGATAAACATAAACTCCAGTTTCATCTCCTTTAGTGTAATCAAGCCAAATGATCATCTTATCATAATTTCTAACATCAATTTCACTAACACTATTTGCATCAGCAATCACAGTTTCAGTTGAGTGAATAGTAGCTGCTGCTCTAAATGCAACGTTTTTAATTGATCTCATAGTATCACCTTTTGACTATAAAAAAAATAAAATAAAAAAAAATTTATGCTTCTCTGACTATCAATCCAGCGTTGGAATTGTTATTACACAACTCTATTGTTGTTCCAATCTTTGCAGAAGCTTTTCCGTCTCCATAACCAGTTGTAGTTCCAGCTGCTCCAAACACGCAATTTGACAATATTCCAGTTCCACCTGTTCCATAACAGGTAATGTCAGTAAATCTCTTAACTGAACCAGAAGTATAATTTGGTTGTTTTGGGAATACACATCTATTTATGATGAGTCCTCCACCAAATCCACTTCCACCACTATAAATATTGACATCACATATTGCAGCGTCAGCTGAAAAGATGCAATCTTCAATTACAACATCTTGTGGAACTGTGCTACTTGTTCCTATAACACAAATATCACATAAGTTTCTGTAGAACTGACAATTTGAAATTCTTACTTGCCAAGCATTTCCTGCTGCACTCCATGCTATTGCTCCACCTTTTGTTCCATCAGTTGCGTGTCCTTTACAGTTCTTGAAATGACAATTTACTATTGTTGTTCCAAAAGCAGCTTTCGCAGAGTAGTCATCATCAAGCAAGATTCCACCACCAGTTGAATCAACACCATTAAATCCTAGGTTTGCAATCAAACAACCAGGAGCTCTAACTGTTAATAATGCTGTTGAACCAGCTCCTATTTTAATCTGTGGCAATCCACCCTGAGTTCTTCCTCTACTAACTCCAATCAAAGACAGATTGGAAGTAGCTGCAGGAATAATAACAGTTTCTGCATAACTTGTTGGATCTCCTGTGAAATCAGTCAAGTCCTTTGCTGTAATATAGATAACATCTCCAGGTCCTGCTGCAGTAACAGCTGCCTGAATTGTATCAAAAGCTTTTGCCCAGCTTTTTCCATCATTTCCAGATGCACCGTTTGTTCCATCTACGAACCAAACATCTCCTTCAGTCCCACCACAGGCAATTGAAGAAAAAATAACATGTTCACTCATAATGTAAGGTCCATGCGTAAATGGTGGAGATGCTGGATTTCCTCCGATTCCTCTCATTCCTAATCCCATTTTACATCACCTCATTTATAAAACACTAAGATTGTTACTTCAGCAGCGCTAGGACCTGTTCCAATTGTTAAAGTGTCATTTGTAGAATTCCACTTCATTGGCCTTTTAACAGGAGTTCCATCAAAATCCTCTGTGCAATCGCAATAAAGAATTTCTTTAACTCTCTCTCCTAACTCATTGCTTTCAAGCAATTTGTTTAGTTCTATTGTGTTTGTTGCACTAGCACTAGGATTTGATAAAATCGCTACATTTATTCCACCAGGATGTGCTGAATGCTCTAAAACAGTTGTTGAAGTTATTTCAGTCATTTTTCATCACCTCATTTAATCTCGCCAATCCACGCATTAAAAGTTACAGCCCTAAGCAATAGGCACTCATAAATTTTTAGCATGAATTTATTGCTATCGTTAGTGTGAGCAAGGTCTTCATAAGTCATGTCCTGTAGAACTCTCATTTCTACATAGTCCATGTCCAAGAAGTAAATAGATTTGCTACCGCTTGTGTTACTCAAATACTGACTTGGAATGATTGGAATTGGACCAACCATAGATTGAATAACTACAGCTCCAGGCACTCCAAATGGAAGTGTGTTCCCAGCTCCAAAATCAGCAGGAGTGTATCTAAACTGATCAATCATTAATTTTCTAATGTCAGTAACAACACTACTTGAAGCAATTCCCAAACTTGGCCTGCCACTATCATCATAAGCAGCTTGAATTGTGTTTTCAATATCATCCCAAGTAAGATCAGCACTGTTCAAATCTGTTTTGTTAGTTGTTCCTTGCTGAATAACAATTCCATCAAACTGAGTTGAATCAGAAGCGACAGAACCATTAACAATTAAGTTTTCTTCAAGTTCTTTCATTGCTCTTGCTTTCATCAAAACTTCAAGTTGTTTAGCATTTGGAGCTCCTGCAGGAGCAAAACTTGTAGGACCAATACCACTTCCAGCAGCTTGGAATCCCTCCATCATATATGAAGGCATAGCAGCCTGCATTTGGCCTAATACTCTTCCAACAGAATACAAGAACTTAATAGGTTTACTAAGCCTGTCATAAGTGTCATCTGTTTCGTTCATTGCAGCATCAGGATGAGCTGTGAAACCACCACCTTTAGCAGTTACTTTATTGTAATCAGCAGTCAATCCCTGATTTGTAACTCTAGGAATAATCTCAACAAGAGGAGTGTATTTCCTACTTTGATCAACTATTCTTTGATCAACATATACTGGCACAAGAGCATAACCTGCAGTTCCTGCTCCACCAGTTTCAGGACCTAATGCTTTCATTTGAATAGATTTCATACCTGCTTCATTAATGTCTTTTAATCCTGGTCTTTGATCAATTTCCTTAAAAGGATTATAATAACAGGATTCAGTAGGCAATATTCCAAAAGAATGCTGATAAGCTCCTGCATGATTAAATCCCTTAACTATTGCTTGTGTTCCGATTGTCATGTTTATCACCTTTTTTATTGTATTGAGTCAAGCGGACCTTTACTTGTAACCTCACTTTTTTGTTCTTTTTCCGCTTTATTTTCAGCACCTAAACCTTTATGCTGAGGTTTTTCAAGAACTGCTTTTAGTTCTTTGATTTCTTTGTCTTTAGTAGCCAACTCATCTTTCAATTTCTTGATTTCTGATTTGACTTCAACCATATCTTTTTCAACAGTTGATTTTCCTTCAACTTTTTCAGGTTCTTCTGGAGCCTTTTCAGCAGGCTCTTCAGGAGCTTCTTCTGCTGGAACTTCAGAATCATCTTTTTTTTCTTTTTTCTTTTCTTCTTCTTCTTCCTCTTCAGGTTTTTTCTTTTGTTTCTCTTCCATTTCATTCACCTCATTGAACTCAAAATTTTTACCTCCGACCTTTTCTCGATAAATCCAAGCACATAAAGCTTCAGGATCATCCACGCCAGCCCGTTTAGAAACGCTTCTAACACATCTATCAAACCAAGCTTTAGGAGGTCTTTCATTAGGAGATTTCTCTTCCTTTTCTCGCATATATTCTAAACTTTTAGCCATGACAGAAGTCATACTAGCACTTGGATTAACTGGATTCCCAGTTAAAGCAACATTAAATAAATTAAGTCTGTCAAGCAATCTAACCTCTTTCCCTTCCACAGTTTTCATTGCTGTGCTAGTAGGAATATAAGCAATTGAAAAAGCATCATAAAATCCGCCTTCAACATTCTTCCAAACATCTTTGAAAGTCATTGTAACATTTCCTTTCTCATCAAACTTTTTCCAAGTGGGATTTAATTCCCAAGTAACTTTCAAACCTTTCTCATCTCTAGTTTTAGAAACAGCTTTGCCAAGAGTCAATCTAGTTTTATTAAGTTCAGCTTCAAACTCATCTTTTCCTCTAAAAGCTTCATGCTCAAAATCTAATTTGATAGATCTTCCATCAAATTGGCCGAACATATCATCCATACAACCTTTAGTAACTATATCATTTACTAAATCAAGATCACCAGTGCTAATATATCCTTCAACAAAAAAAGATTTAACTCCTCCATTATCAACAGCTTTGAAACTTAATTTATCAGAAGAAAACATGAAAATTTTGTTATCTTTTAAATTTTCCATCTTTTAATCACCCGCTTTTATTTTATTTAAATCTTCTTATGCTAGACCATTATTCAGGCATGAAAACCCAAGTGCTTCTACAATTAACATGAACAGGAGGAGCTTGCCCTTTCCATTCACCTTTTGGATCTTTGAAATCTTCATTTAAGCCAACAACTTGGCCATCTAATCTTTTACAAACTGCACTTGTTCTATCATCAACTTTTGCAATAAATTTCTTTTTACCCTTCTCACCACTTTTTTGATAAGCTTGAAGTTTACCAACATTACTTGCCCTATTAGTTTCAGTTCTAGCAATCATTTCAGCACGGTTTTCACCAACATCAAAAACTTTTGTTATCCTACTTTTTAATAATCCTATTCCTTCGCCTTCCATATAACCACGCTGTAATTCTTGCCTCAACTTATTTACTATATCATCTTGCATTCCTTTAATATTATCAAAAGTATATTCAGAAAGATAATCCATAGCAGTAGCTTCTGGAACAAAGTTTTTATCCATTTCTTTTTCAGCTTCATCCCACCCAATTAAATATTGGCTTTTGATTACTGAAGTAGTAATTTGTTGTAACCCTTCAAAAGTAATTAAAGCTTTGAGTCTATCAATAAGAGAATTTAAATCCTTAACTTCATTAAGAGTTAAAGGTTTAAACTCCATTTCAAGCAATTCTTTAATTTTTGATTCGTTCCTTTTTAGAATATATTTAATAGCTTTTTCAAGATCAGCTTCAGTAGGAATTTTATCTCCTACCATGAAATTCAAAGGATTAGCTTTTTTTCCTTCAACTTGTCTTTGAATCACAGCACAATAAGCCTCAGGATCTTTCTTATCCTGATTTTTTCTTACACAATCAGCAAAATCTCTATAACCAGCAAAAGGTTTAGTTTCAACACCTTTCTTTTCAGCAGGCTTCTTTTCCATTTCTTTATCAGGTTTTTCAGACGGACTAGTTTTAGGTTCTTTCTCATCTGTTTCCTGTGCAGAACGTTCCCTATCA